CCGTTGGCAACCGCCTCGCGTCGCAGGACTACACCGTGCAACTCAGCCAGTACGGCGACTACGTGACCATCACCGATGTCGTGCAGGACACGCACGAAGATCCGGTGCTGCGCGAAGCGACGACGATCATGGCCGAGCAGGCCGGGATGACGATCGAGACGATCCGCTTCAACATCCTGAAGGCGGGCACGAACGTGTTCTACGCCAACGGCGGCGCGCGGAGCGCGGTCAACACCACGATCACGCTCGCGCTCCAGCGGCAGATCACCACGAGCATCCTGCGCCAGAATGGCAAGATGATTACGCAGGTGGTCAAGTCCACTCCGGACTACCGCACCGAGCCGGTCGAAGGCGCGTTCATCGGCCTGTGCCACCCCGATCTGGAAACCGACATCCGCTCGATGGCCGGGTACATCAACCCGAAGCAGTACGGCACCACCACGCCGTACGAGAACGAGGTCGGTGCGGTCGAGCGCGTGCGCTACCTGACCAGCACCATCTTCGCGCCGTGGGCCGACGCGGGCGGTACGAAGGGGCTGATGCGCTCCACCACCGGCGCCACCGCGGACGTGTATCCGATCCTGTTCATCGCCCGCGACGCCTACGGCATCGTGCCGCTGAAGGGCAAGGACTCGCTGACGCCGATGGTCGTGAACCCGAAACCGGCGTCGGGTGACCCGCTGGGTCAGCGCGGTACGGTCGGCTGGAAGGCGTGGCAGTCCGCCGTCATCCTGCAAGACGCGTACATGGTGCGCGCCGAAGTCGCGGCGACGGCGTAAGGCGGCTGCACCATGACGACCACCTACATTCAAGGGGCGCTGCTCGACCCCGAAGCGAAGAAGGCGCTGGAGGCGTTGCGCATCGATCTGCTGGTCAACGCGAACAACGCCTCCGGTGTACAGCTCAACCTCGGTACGTTGCAGGGTACCGTGGTCGTTGACTTGACCGCGCTGCGTGCAGCGATCATCGCGCTCGACGCCAAGCTCGACGTGCTGACCGCGAAGCTCAACGCGGACGCAGGCGTGACCGACACCAATTACGCCACCAATTTCGCCGCGACCATCGACCCGGCCGCGCTTACCACCCTCGCACCGTAAGGAGCAACGAACATGACAGACCGTACTCTCACCACCAATACTATGTCGCAGGCGGCGAGCGTGTGCAACATCGCCACCGGCAAGTGGGTCGCCGACGCTGGGACCGGTGTGGCGATGACCTTCACGCCCGGCTTCACCCCGAGGCACATCCAGTTCGTCAATGCCACGGATCGGATCACCGACGAGTGGTACGAAGGCATGGCTGCTGACAGCGCCATCGAGACGGCGGCGGCCGGTACGCGCACGCTGGAAACAAGCGGCGGCATTACCGTCGGCAGCGCCGCGGCAGGTACGGGCAATTCGTTCACCGTGCACGCCGATCTGGTTCCGGCCAGCAAGACCGGGTACTGGGTCGCGATCGGTTAACCGCGTCGGTAGATCGAGTGTAGTGCCGGGGGGCCACGTGCCCCCCGTTTACCGACTGGAGGGGCCGTGAGCGAAACCGTTTGCCGTATCGAGAAGCTGGAGAACGGGTTTACCGTCGAGGTGTGCGACCCCGTTCAGATGGCGAGCAACAAGAATCCGAAAACGATGTACAAGTCTCCTTGGAAGGAATACGCGTTCACCACCGAAAAGGAAGTGATCGCGTTCATCACCAAGGTTCTCCCGACGCTGAAGCCCGAAGTGACCGACATGGGCGCGGCGTTCAACGAAGCATGTGCAAGCGCAACCGAGGACTGACATGAACACGCACAGCAAGCAACTCAGCGCGGCGCTGGCCGACACCGACGAGCCGACGAAACCGCGTCGGCGCAAGGCCGCGCCCGCGCAAGTGGTCCCGCCGTCACCCAGCCATCCGGGCGGACGCATGGTCGAGATCACGCTGGAAGAGAACGAGAACATCCCGCCGACCGGCCAGTTCTTCGGCATCAACGGGCGCACGTACATCCTGAAGCCGGGCGTGCCCGCGAAGGTGCCGCTGGAGATCATCCACGTCCTGAACGATGCCACGATGTCCGTGCCGGAAGTGGACCCCTATACCAATCAGGTGATGGGGTACCGCAACCGGCTGCGCTTCCCCTATCGGGTATCCCAGCAGGGTATCTGATGAAACTCTCCGAGCTTCTGGATGAGCTTCGGGAAAACGTGTTGGACGATGATGCTGGGCTAGCATCCGGGCCGGATGACACTCTCTGGTCCGACGACACGCTGATCCGGTATCTCAACGACGCGCAGCGTCGTTTCGCGCGACTGAGCCTGACGTTGCGCGATGCCAGCACCCCGGAGGTAGTGGAGGTCGTCCTGCGCGCGGGCGTCTCCACATACACCCTGCACCGGGTGGTGCGCGCGGTCACCAGCGCCCGGTACGACGTGGGCGCCGCCGATCTGGCGCGGGTAGGGCATGTGACGATGCGCGACACGGTGCCGCGCGACGAGCCAGTGTTCGATGCGAACGCGTTGGCCACCATGACCCCCGGTCGCCCGGTGGCGGTGTCCACGGACGAGGACATGGATGCGTCGGAGGACTCGGCGGTGGTGATGACGGTGTGGCCCGAACCGTCCTCAACCGAAGAGGGAAAGATCATCCACCTTCGTGTCGCGCGCATGCCGTTGGTCGATCTGACGCTGGACGACACCGACAAGTCGCCGGAAATCCCCGAAGAATTTCATCTTGATTTGTGCGAGTGGGTGGGGTACCGGTGTCATCGTACGTCCGATCTCGACGGTGCAAGCGACAAGGCGGACCGGCACGAGAAGCGGTTCGGGGCGGTGATCGAGGAAGCGCGTAGCGCGCAGCGCAAGAAGATGTTCGCGCCGCTGAAGTGGAACTTCGGCGGCAACGGCTTTACGTGGAGCAACTGAGATGCCTACTCCGGATTACAGCAAGTTCCGCAGCTTCTTCGGTATCCCCGGCATGTCCGGGGATTTCAGCGGGGTTCCATATACCGACGCGGATAAGCAGAAGGCCGCTACGGCGAAGGTGCGGTTCCCCGGCTCCGCGTTCGAGGCGGGGCAACGTGCGCGTACGGCGGTAGGGGTGCTTGCAGGCAAGGCGGGTGCAGGGTGGAGCGCGCTCGCTGATCCGGTGGCGGGGTTCGTAGCGGGGGCGGCTTCGACGGCTAACGCCGTGAACGCCGCGACCGGTGGGTTCTCCGGGGGCGGTCAACCGGACAAGATGGATCGCGGGTATCAATCTCCAGTGTTGACTGATCCGGGCGTCGATGTCGGCAATGGGATTTCGCGGCGCGGCAACACCTTCAGCAATCTCGGTGTGGAGGGGTTGAACAGCATCGACGGCAAGCGTTCGACTATGTTGCCGTCCGCCGTCAGTTTCTTGGCGGGCGTTCCGGACTTCGCCGGATCGGCTGTGCTTCGCCCCAGTACCGGGTTCAATGTCTCCCCTCCGAGCGCACGTGTTGCGGCGGGTGGGGAGCGTCCGGGGGCCGATGGTCAACTTGCGGGGGATAGCGCGCTGCAAGGACTGGTACCGGGGCGCGCGGGCGGCGGGTACGCCGGGAACCCGGACATCGAGTCGTTGCGTTCCGAAGCGGCCCCGCTGTTGCGCAGTGGGGGGCTGGTGTCGAATTGGCGTGGCCGCATGTTGCAGAAGCAGAGCAACCGGCTGGCGGTGGAGGACATTGCCAACGCCAACGCGTCCGCGAACATGCTGGGGGCCGGGGCGATGGCGTTGCGCGCGAGCAACGAGCTTCCGATCGCTCGCATGCACGACTACTCCACCCAGCGCGGGCAAGACCTCGGGCTGGTGCCGCATCTGCCGAAGTTCAACGTCGAGTCGCAAGTCAATGCGGCGCTGGCCAAGGGCAGCTACGCGACGGCGCATCAACTCGCAACCATCGGCGCTTCGCATCAGGGCTTCCCGTCGAAGGGGTTCCATCTCCACGTGAATCCGATTACCGGGCTGGCGGCGGGGGCGATGAATCTCGACACGGGGGTGTACCTGCCGTACATGACCCCCGACGAGCAGAAGAAGCAGCAGGACGCGGTCAAGACGAGGTAGTGGCATGGCTAACCCGTATGGGTTGATGAATCCGGAGGACTACCTTCTTCCGGCGATGCCTTTCCCCGCGTACGTTCCCCCGGCTGCGCCGGTCGTGGCTGCGCCTGTGGACTATTACGCCCGGCTTACGCCGATGCAGCGTAAGCAGGTTGACCTGTCGCTCAAGCCGCGTGGAGCGTTGGGGGAGATCGGAACAGGCGCGGTGCGGGGGGCGCTGTACGAACTCCCCAACATGGTCGGACAGGCGCTCCGCGCCACCGGTCAGCCCGGCGATGCGCTGTACAACGCGGGGCAGGCGGTCAGCGATTACGTCGCACCCAACGAGGTTAAGTACGCGCAGGACATGAACCCCGACGCGCACAACGCCGTTACCGAGGCGTTTGCGCAAGGCGCGTCCATGCTTGCGCCGTCGTTGGCCCCCTTGGCGCTTGCCACGATCCCCGGCATCGGCGCTCCCGCAGGGATGGCGCTGGCCGCTGGTGGCGGTGGGGCGCTGTTCGGTGCCTCGCAGTTTCAGGCGACGTATGAAAAGGCCAAGCAGGCGGGCCTGTCCGACAACGCGGCGTTCGAGGCTGGCGCAAAGACGGGCGCGATTGAAGGGCTGGGCGAGACGGTCGCCACGTACGTTGGCGGCAAGTTCATCACGGGCGGCGGTAAGGCGATCTCCACGCTGTTCCGTGGCAAGACTGCGGTGCCCGCTGCGCTGGACGCGATACGTGATCCGCGTTTCCTGAAGGAGTTCGGCAAGGCGCTGGTGGAAACGTCGGCCGTCGAGGTCGGGACGGAGATGGGTCAGAACTACGGCGAGGCAGCCGTAGAGAAGGCTGCGGGGATCAG